ATACCATGCGAAACTCATGATTTTGTATATGACAACTTACAATATAACTTCCGCAGGGTTTCATGTGGTGGACATAACTCAAACTTTAATGAAATTTGGTGGTTCTTTCCAACTTCTTTCTCAACGCCTAGCAAGTATGTTATATGGAACTACGCAGAGAATACTTGGTCTATAGGATCTATGGACAGGGGTTGTTGGATTGACCAAGGCGTGTTTGATTATCCGATTGCTTGTGATGCTGATGGTTTTGTGTATCAGCACGAAAGCACAACACTAAACAACTCAACAAACATTGGCTCTGCTGTTCCGTTTGCAAAGAGTGGGCCAATCGAGATAGGCAATGGTGATAACTATGTGCAATGTAATCAGATTATTCCTGATGAAGAAGCCAACACATTACCTGGCGTAACCATTAGTTTCAAAGGTCGATTTACTCCATTAGGAGCTGAACAAGACTTTGGATCATTTACTTTTGAAAGTGATGGCTACACAGACGCAAGATTTACAGGTAGACAAGTATCTATGACAGTTACAGGAACTACTACACAAGATTTTAAAGTTGGTAATATAAGACTTAATTTACGCAACAGAGGGCGTAGGTAATGGCAAGACGAGCCTTAACTAAGCCTGGTGAAAATTATGATTCTTCATACCAAAGCTATCTGGTAACAGAAATAGAGTACCGAGATGGTTTGAGTTTTAAAAAAGGCGAACGAATTGAAGCCAATGGTGGCGATCAAACAGAAGTCGTTTTAGTGAGTCCAAATGGAACTAAGTACAAAATCACAGTCGATAATAGCGGAAACCTCTCTACCACCCAAGTCGCATAAAGAAGATTGGGAAAAAGAGTGGGATAGGTGTCAGCATTGGATTTCTAGTGCAATTAAGCATCAAGACAGTTATAATCTAAGTGATATTAAAGAAAGAATAGAGGCTGGAATATTTCATATTTGGGCTGGTAAAAAATCAGTCATGATTACAGAAATCGTGGAATACCCTAGAATGAAAGCCTTAAACCTCCTGTTTTGTGGTGGCGATTATTCAGAGCTAGAGCAAATGTTACCTAGCCTTGAGCAGTTTGCCAAACATTTTGGTTGTAAAAGACTTTATGGCGGAGGCAGGAAAGGGTGGTTAAGAAAAATTAAGCACTTAGGTTTTGAAACAGAATATTTAATAAGAAAAGAATTATGAGTAAAGGAAGCACATCAACAAGTACAACAACTGATCCGACACAAATGGCGATCTATCAAGACCTATACAATAGGTCTAAATCGATAGCAGGTCAGCCTTTTGTACCATTTACAGGTGCAAGAGTTGCAGGGTTTAATCCAGACCAATTAGGAGGATTTAATGCAACTAGAGCAATGTTTAATCAGTCAATGGCTTACAATCCAATGGCAAACATTAATGCGTTGGCAAACCAATCTTCGCAAAGTTTATTAGATCCGTATGGTGGTCAAACAAACAGAATAGAAGCATATCAAAACCCCTACAACACACAAGTCATTGACCAATCATTAAATGATTTGGATAGAGCAAGACAAATTAGATTACAAAGCGATCAAGACCGAGCTATCGGAGCTGGCGCATTTGGTGGATCTCGTTCTGCTTTATTAGAAGCCGAAACAAATAGAAACTTTGCCGATCAAGCAGCCAGAACATCAAGCAATCTTAGACAGTCTGGTTTTAACAATGCAGCTCAACTAGCTCAAAACGACATGGGTAGAGATTTTGCAAACAGACAATTCCAATCAAACTTATTTTCAAACCAACTTGGCGATCAATACAAAAATCTTGGTTTGCTATCTGGAATGGGTGGACAACAACAACAACTACAACAAAAAGGTTTGGACACCAGTTACAACGAGTTTTTACGAGGACTCGGTTATGGGCCTCAACAGCTTGGGTTACTTGCTCAAGGTGTTAGTGCGCTACCTACGCAAACCGAAACCTTAGAGACAAGAAATACTGGTTTGGGTGATGTGCTAGGAACAGCAGCCAACTTATATGGAATGCATTTATTGTCTGACGAAAGAATGAAAAAAGACATTACTTTTGTTGGTAAGGAAAAAGGTCATAATATTTACACCTGGAATTGGAAAGATGAAGCTAAAGAAATAGGCTGGGATAAATACCCAACTATAGGTGTTCTTGCACAAGAGGTTAAAAAATATATGCCTGAAGCAGTTGTTAAAGACGAGAACGGATATTACAAAGTTAATTACGGAGTATTGTAAATGGCAGTAAATTATTCACAATTTCCCCCAAGTTTATTAGCAAACCCTGCACAAACAGCAATGCAACAGCGTAACTCTACTGGACTGCTTAATTTAGATCCTATGCAAGTGCAACAATCAAGGATGAGAAAAGAAGTTGCAGACGCAGAGGCATTAAATAAAAGACAAATGCGAGGCAATATGTTTATGGCACTTGGAGATGCGTTTCGTGGCAGAGACATGAACGCAAATTTCTTGGCAAGACAACAACATTTTCAAGCTCAAAAAGCTGCGGAAGAAAAAAGAAAACAAGCCTTGGCATTAGGTGATTCAGCTTACGACTACATTTTAAAAACAACAGGCAACGCTGATATGGCAATGTTGGTTAAAAACAATCCAACACTTGCAAACGAAGTTATTAAAAATAGATTTGCTAAACCAAAAGACAGAAAAATTGTTGAGGGAGCAGATAAACGCAAGTATTATGCAGACACAGGAGAATTGGTTTTACCCGATGTTAAAGTTCCAATAGATAATGTGGAACAAAACAAAATGATTCTTAGCGAAAGAAAAGAGGTTGGAAAAAATTATAAGCCAGTAAACGAAGCAGTTGTTGGTTATAAAAAACTAGAAGATGCTTTGAAGCAAAAAACTGGAACAGCAGCTTATACATCATTGGTTTTATTTATGAAGAACCTAGATGGATCAGTTGTTAAATCAGACGAGGTTAGAGCGTTTGGACAGGCACAAGGACTTCTTGGCAACATAGCAAAACAAATAGAAGAAACAAAAGGTCAAGGTATGACAGATGAGATGAGAGTTAGTATTCTTAACCTTGCAAAAGCATCTACTCAACACATGATTGATGGTTACGATGATTATTTGGCTGGTACAAAATCAGCTTATGAGGGTATAAATCTTCCTTCTGAATCAATTTTCTCTGGATATAGAATTGATAGAGAAGGTTTAGACTTTACTCCAGCAACAGTTGACTTTTTTACACCAATAATAGAGTTTGAATAAACCAAAATGACTGAAACAGTTAAAACAAAAAAATATGGAAACGTAGTAGTTCCAAATGGTTTTAGGGATTTACCTCCTGCTGAACAACAAGCAATTTTACGAGACACGTTAGGCATAACATCTAATCAAACAACAGCATCAGAACCAATGTCAGCACCTAGGATTGCTGGCGGAGTATTAGACGAAACATTGCAGGGATTGACTCTTTATTCTTCCGATGAGATTGGTGGTGCTGCTTCTGAAATTTTAAACATTCCTAAAACAATTTTTACAGATCAAGAGTTTGGTGATGCTTATAACAGAAGGGTAGCTAAAAAAAGAAAAGACTATAAAGATTTTCAACAAGCCTATCCAAAAACTGCTGTTACATCAAACATAGTTGGTAGTGTTGCTCCTATAGCAGCATCACTTTTATTAGGTGGCCCTGCTGGTGGAACTTCTACTATAGCTCCAACGCTTGCTAGGACAAAAGGTATTTTAGACAGCTCAAGATTATTGGCTGGTGGAATGACAAAACCTGGTGCTGGATTAGCTCAAAAAACAGCCGAAGGACTCAAAATGGGAACAGTACAAGGAACATTTGCTGGAGCAGCTAGTAATGAATCTGACGCTGAAAACATTGGTGGTATTATTGCTGATAAAGGTGCTGGTGGATTGGTTGGCGGTCTTACAGGAGCAGGTATTGGTACAGCATTGCCTCCAGTAGTATCAGGCGCGCTTCTTGCGGGTAATAAACTGTTATTACAACCAATTATTAGAACAGCGCAAAATCTTTCAAAAACTAACCCAACATTTACATCAGATGAAATTGTTGCAATAAAAGACATTGGTAAACTATTTTTAAATGACGATATTTCTCCAGAGCAAGTAATAAATCAAATTAAAAAGAATGTAAGCGCAGACAAATTAGAGGGCGTAACACCAGTTGAAATATTAGCTGACTATGGCGGTGATGCTGTTAAAAGAAAACTAAGAGGAATGAATATTGTTACTCCTGGAACTAAAATTTCTACCACTCTTACTGAAAGAGGAAGTGGAACTGTTGAGCAGAAAGGTTTAAATATATTAGAAGGAGAGCAATCAAACATTCAATCAACAAGAGTGGCAAGTTCCTTAGATGAGTCTACAAAAAAAACAATTAAAACAGAAGGAATTGATCTGGGTGATGGTATTGATGAAATACAAAATGCAATACAAAAAAGACTTGACCCGTTATATACAAAAGCATTTGATGAAAACAAAACTGTTAGCAATTTAGATCTTTATAAATTTTTAGAAGTTCCAACAATTAAAGCAGAATACAACGCTGCAAAAAACGCATACTTATTAGAAGCGCAAAAGTTAAATCCTGGTAAAAGGATTTCTATGGATGATTTAGGAATACCAAACCTTAAAGATTTGTTTATTAGAAACGCAAACGGACAAATTACTGGAGTTACAAAAGAACTGCCATTAATGTTTTTAGATCAGATAAAAAGAGTTGTCGATACAAAAACTTTTGCTCTCAAAACAACTACCAGTTCAAGTAAAATAAGTCCACGAACATTTGATCTTAGAAAAGATGTAGCCAATCAATTTAGAGACTTGTTAAAAAATTCTGTCAAGGGTGATGATTATGCAAATGTTTTAAACCAAGCATCAGATAGATTTGCTTTAGGTGATGCTTTTGAGATAGGCGCAAAATTAAGAAAAAAATCAATAAAACTTAAAACTTTTAAAAAGGTATTTGAGTCTTTAAAAACAGATGCAGAAAAAGATGCTTTTAGAATGGGTGTATTTGAAGAAATATTTAATGATGTAAACACAACAACAGACACCACAAATTTAGCAAAAAAACTTCTTGATACACCTGCTGTTGCAGCTAAAATTAGGGTTTTGTTTGAGGGTATTCCTGGTGGTGGAGAAGCTTTTATTAATAGATTGATAAGAGAAGATAAAATTGCAAGAACCAATCAAACTGTTTTAGGTGGTTCTAACACAGCAGAAAAACAAGTAGATGCAAACAGTATGCTTCAAAATCTATCAGATGCCTTTGTAGCATTAACAGGCCCAACAAGCTCTGCTGGTATTAGAGCTGAAGCAAACTTAACTAACAAAGCACAAAATGTTTTATTTGATAAATCTGGTAGAGAAAGAAGAGCTTTGCTAAACACTATGTTAAGTCAAGATCCTAAAACACAAATAGAGATGCTAAACCTTATGCAACAACTTCAAAGACAATCTCAAATAGAGTCAATGAGAAGTAATTTTTTAAGATCAGGCTCAATAAGAAGTGCATCACCATATTCGGCAGAAGCAGTAACAGGTTTATTATTAGATAACTAAACCATGTCCAGAAAAACGGAAAGGGTTGGTCGTAGTGGCGAGTTCTTGACCGCCTCAGTTCTAGCCAAAGTCTCCGATACAGTTACAGTCATGCCTCACTCAGCCGAAGCTGATGTCATCTTTGAGTGGAACAACCATTTAATTAAGTGCCAAGTCAAAACAAGAAACAACATTGAGAAAGGTGGAGTGTCTTGGCGGTTTGATTTGCGCAGAGGAGCTAACACCAAAAATAGAAAGTACCAAGAAAACACGTTGGATGTTTTTGCGCTTATCTCTGTTCCATATAATACTATTTACTTCTTACCTTTTAATAATTGCAAAAAACAATCAATTTGTATATCAGATGAAATTATGAAAAATCTTAATTCGTTAGATAGTTTGCAGGGGGCTATGGATAGCATTGCATGGATTAATACTGACAGACATATGACAAATGTGGATCTATTTGACGATGATTCATTGGTTGCAATAGGCTAGTTATTGGCTTAAAACAGCCATTAGGGTGTTTAGCTCAGTTGGTAGAGCATCTCGTTTACACCAATATAAATACACATCACCGCAAATCACTATACATCATTAATTCAGAGAAACGCTTGCAAAAGTGTCATACTTGATTCATTATCAATACTATAAATACACAAACAACACATAACTGTTGTCAAATGTATGACAAATGAAAACTGAAACTGGAACATTTACAGATCTATCTAAAACTTTAGGGAGATGTGTGAGCGTTGCAGACAGTCCTTGTATTGGCATTTGTTCAACCACACAGTTCGGTGATGATCGATGTAAGGGGTGTGGAAGAACACAAACCGAAATAAGGGATTGGGGAACTTTCTCTGACACAGAGAAAAAAATAATTAACTTGCGTAATGCTTCAGAACATTACGACATTAGACATCTACAAACGAGGAGCAAAGATGAAATACAAGAACGACACACAGATACAAGCACTTAAAATATATCCAACTGGTTATTACGTTTACTACAGAATTAATGGTAAGCGTAGAAGTATGAAGTTAGGATCTCTGGACTTACCCATCAAGGTAGCAAGAAACCTAGCACAAAAGAACTTGGGCCTAGTGGCTACTGGCATTGATCCAATGGATAAGAAGAACAAGCTAACACTAGATGAGGCGTTTGCTAACTATGTGCAAAAACTTACCAACAAAGGATCAAATAGTGCAAAGCAATATATCTCCATTTATGAAAAGGATATTAAGAAACAATTTGGTCATAAACATTTAGATGAGATTTCTGACAGCGAGATACAAACACTACATGACAAGGTAACTCAACGTGCGCCAATAGCAGCTAACAAATGCCTGGAAGTATTAAAAGCAACTTATCGTCATGCCAAGATTAAAGACCACCCAATAGACGGAATAGAAAAGAACCCAGAGGCTAAACGTAAACGCTATCTAACCGAAGAAGAACTGAATAGTGTTGTAAGAATATTAAACTCTAAATCGCAGATACCAGAACTAGCTAACTCAGTTGCATTTATTTGGTTGTTGATATTAACAGGTGCAAGGTGTGGTGAGGTGGCTGGTGCTAAATGGTCAGACTTGCAAGACAATAAACTTACATTAAAAAACCACAAGACAATGCGTTATGGAGATGACAGAGTTATTTATTTATCTAAACAAGCCATGAACATTATTAATGCTTTGCCAAGAACAAGTGGCACGATAGTTGGGATCGGTAGTCCTAGAAAATTTTGGGAT